CTGTACCGAGCGGGTACAAAGTTGTAGGTGTTATAAATTATGATGTGGCTCGATATAACGGAATCAGCGTAACAAGGCTAATGGCAAGCGAAACAACATTTACGGTCGGAGGATATAATTCATCATCGGGTACAACATTAAACGGAAACGCAGATATTCTATGCGTTTTAGATAGATAAATCAGCAATTTAAAGGAGAAACATTATGGGAAAAATAATGAAAGATGGAATCCAGTACGGTGTAGGTGGAATCCAAAAAGCGGAAAGTATTACATATGACAATACCGATAGTGGAATGACTGCTACGAACGTGCAGGGTGCGGTTGATGAATTAAATAATGGTTTAATCGTTGTTGGCGCAATGATTCCTGCGGTATTTTCGCTAGCGGCCACCGGATGGAAAACTACGGAAATAACATCTCCGACTATGGTTGGCTATACACTTATCGGATATCTAGTTAGTTCTTCAACGTATAGAATCGTTGGCGGTTCATACCAAATCGCTTCAAATGGACGGACGGCAGTGTTTGCGAATGTCACGGCTACAGTTTCTGCAAACGGTACCATAAATCTTATTCCGCTATTCAAAAAAGATTAACAGCAATTTGCGACATGCCGAAATGCGGTTATACTGTGCTTGAGGTGATACAATGAGCGAAATTGATATGACCAAAGTAGAGAAAAAACTTTTATTACAGTCTGCTTATACTTCAAAAACGGAGATAGAGAAATTTTACGATTCCCTGCGAAACGCTAAAGCAATTAAAGAAACAAAGCATGAATGCGTAGAATTGGCAGATGGTGGAGTCAGAGTTTATGCAGAATATCAAGTGAAGTTTTAATGCATTAAATCAGCATTCAACGTTATAACATGTTTAAGAAAGGAGAATTTCATGCCTACAATTATAAAAAATGGAAGAAATTATTCTGGTACATCTGTTAGTCTGACACAGGCTGAATATGATGTTTTACCAGAAATAACAAAAATGAACGGCACTACTTATTTCATTACAGACTCAGAAGTAGTTCTTAATGCCAAGGATGTTGCACTTGATGAAGGTAATTTAAATGACCTTGCAGGTTCAGTTGCAACGATTGAAACATCACCTGCGACTGCCAATCATGAAGTAGGAGAGTATATTCTCTGGAATGGCGTACTTTATACTGTTACTAGTGCAATTGCTACCGGTGAGAATCTTGTTGTTAATAGTAACATCTCTGTAAGAACAATTGGTACTGAATTACAAACGTTAAATAATGGCTTAATGCTTGAGTCGAACACTGCGTTAGTATCGTCAATTTCAGCAAGGGTAGCAGTTGCCGTTGTAAAAATTGAGAATGTGCCGAAAGGTCATTACATAGTAAGTGCATCTGTTAGATTCTCAGAAGCATCGGGTACAAGTGGAATCATCTATGCACGTATAAATGGAAATAATACGATGGTTGCATCACTTTATGCAACTGACCAATATGCAGACTATACTACTGTCCTTAACGTGACATCAGACAATGCAACCGTGGATATTATGGTATACGTTACAACAGCAAGAACTTTGCTTGAAACAGAGATGAAACTACTGAAGGTATAAGCGATATAAAGGATGCGGTTATACTGAGCGTGAGGTGAATTCATGAATAATGAAGAAAGAGCAGAGAAGATTTGCAATTTAATGCAACGCCCGTCTGTGTCCCGAGGGATGATTGATGAAAGCTCGCTGTTTGCGGACAGAATGAGAAAGGCAACGTTTATAACATTAAATCAGCATTTAATGACATAGCAAAATCGTAAAAATCTACTTAACGTAATATCAAAAAATTATTAAAATTTAATTAGAAAGTGAGGAATAATAACATGCCTAAATATTTAGTAACTGAAATTCAACACTGGGAATCTGGCGCAATTCAAAATCCAACGTGGGCATTTGACACACGAGAAAAAGCCGATGCAAAATATTATACAGTTCTTGCGGCGGCGGCAGTATCTAAACTTCCCGTGCATTCTGCCATGATTTTTACAGAAGAAGGATTTTATATTGATTCTAAATCATATAAACACCCTACTGAACCGGATGTTGAACCGGAATCTGCAACTGAATAACTAAATTGGGATTAAAACATCAGACCCCTCGATGTTTTATCTTACACGGTGACGGAATAGGTAGACGTGTTCATTTAGCGGTGATGACCAACACCCACACATCAAACATTAACCTCTTTAAAAACAGGGAAGTCTGAAACGCTTTACAGATATGATAGGTGCAAATCCTATCCCGTGTATTATCAAAGGAGATTATCCATGAATAACTTATGCTTACCAATGAAGGTAATTAATATAACTCAACATAGTGCAGGTTCTTATTCACACCCTAACAACTGTCTTGATTTAGCAGGTGTAGATAGCGGTGTGGATTTTGCTTTTGCGATGGGAGATTATTGGAAATGTATTTCTGGTCCGTGGGGAAGTCATACATATTTCTTCACATGTACTGACGCAAAAGGTAATCCTGTAAAAGTACATTGTGCAGATAATGTTGACCGTGTTGTTACAGTGGCTATGACACATTCTAATTTTCAGTACGTTAAAGCACCGATTATTGGAAAGATTTATAAAAACGGCGAGCCTATTTATGAAGAAGGTACTTACGGACAAGCAACCGGAAATCATATTCATTATGAAGTAGCAAGTGGTTTACAGTATTCCAAATACAAGGATGAAACACTTGGTGTTTATCGCATGCATAATGAATTAATGCCCGAAATGGTTTGCTTTATCTGTGATGCATTTTCTACAGTAGCAAACATGGGTGGAGCGATTATGAAGCATTGCGCTACGGTAGAATATCAGAAGAAAAAAGAAATGCTGAAAGACGGATATAATCAGTATGTTTATCAGAATGTAACTATTCATACCTATAAACAGACTACGGAGAAAATTGCTATTGTATCTTGTGAATATGGAAGTATTTGTAATATTGAAGATGTAAAAATTCCGCATAAGAAAATTAAAGCGGTCATGAATGCAAATTATTTCTTAATGTCCGGTGGCGGTGGATATTTAGGGAGAGTACAAGGATATAAGAATAACTCTACAGACAAGATTGATGCTAGACCTGCAAATCCTGCTGAAAACGGCGCACCTGCTGATAAACCGTATATGGATTTAGTTTTTACAAAAACAGGAAATATTGTAATTGGTGATTTGTATTCTTGGGAATATCCAATTAATGAAGTAGTGTTTGGTACATCTCCCGCAGGTGTTGAAATTCAAAACGGCGTGTCTGTAAATAAATATTCACCTGCTGTAGGATATGGAAAGATTGTAAACAGTAATACCCAATCTGTATTAATCAGAGATAATGACGGTAAGTTTGCATTTGCAACAGTTGAAAATGGTTTAGCACCGATTCCAGATTTACGAGATTGGGGACTTATCTTTGGATTTGACCATATGTCAGTTTATGATTCCGGTGGTTCTACTCAATTAATGGTAGACGGAAAAATTAAACAACGCAGTACAGACAAGTACCCAAGAAAATGTCCTGTATGGCTCGTAATGTACGAAGATGCTGAAGATGAACAGGAATATCCAGAAAACGCTATCGGAAAAATTCATTGCGTAAATAGTGGTATGAATATCCGCACTGAAATTCGTGGTGATATTAAACACACGGTACGCAAGGGTGAAACATGTGAATTATTACAGTTTATTGATGGTATTCAATCAGACGGTTATCAATGGGTTATGACAAGATACAATGGTATCTGTGGTTATTCTCAACTTGATACAAACGTCTGTTGGATAGAACTAGATTAGGAGGTAATCATGAAATTGTCCAATGAAACTTATGATGTACTTAAATGGATTGCACAGATTTTTCTGCCCGCACTCGGTACGCTTTACTTTGCTTTGGCAAGTATTTGGGGACTGCCGTATGGCGAACAGATTGTCGGTACAATTACCGCCTTAGATGCGTTTTTAGGTGCATTACTTCAGATTTCTACTGATGCTTACAACAAAGATAAAAATAAAGTTAATGGTGTGAAATGAAAATTTGTGACTTTACAGTGCCAGAACTAGACAAGTTTAGAGAACTATGTAATTTTACGGACGATGAACGTATGTATTTTGATTTAAGAGCCAAAAATAAATCAAATGTTCAGATTGCCTATGAGATGAACGTCTCTGAATCCACTGTTTCAGTACTGGCACGTAAAGTTAAGAAAAAAATTGTTCGCATTATCTAAAAATGTGTTATACTATGTATAGCACATTTGTGCTTTAAGTACTTCGGTGGCGGAATAGGTAGACGCTTAGTTGAGGTGGATTCTGACCGGATGCATACGGGATATAGGACTCAACAGGTCGACAAACAGAATCATGCAAGGTGCAAATCCATGCCCGAAGAATTAGAAGGAAAACTATAAACCCGTTTAAACTACGTAGAAAGTTTCCGTGACTGGTATTTAGTCTAGGTATCTAACACGTTTTACAAAAATGGGCAAACATAGCGTATAGATACTGAATTCCGGAAAATGTTTGTCCGAGTTATTCCCGAATAGTTCAATGGTAGAACACACGGCTATATCGTGATATGTGGGTTCAATTCCCACTTCGGGTACGCCGGATTGACCAACGTTGACGTTACTAAAACGTGGTGGGCGAGTGCTATCGTCAGCAGAGAAAATAGCATGTGGTTGTTGGTGCATCAACAACCAAAACCCCCGTATATGCTTAACAGGTTAAAGGGTACCCCTTATAAGGGTAAGAGTGGTGGTTCGAGTCCACCTGCGGGGACGCGCCGACTTAGCTCAATTGGTAGAGCAACTGCCTTGTAAGTAGTAAGTTAGGGGTTCAAGTCCTCTAGTCGGCATTCCCGTGTAGTTCAACGGCAGAACAAGTGGCTTTGACCCACTCGATACAAGTTCAACTCTTGTCACGGGTGCTATTATATGTTATATTAAAAATGCCTTATCGAATCGGAACCCTTACTCAGGTTTTCGCCTCCATTTTTGGAATACTGCAAGTTGCCATGACTTGCAGTATTTTTTTTATACAATTTTTTAACAATTTCTTAATAAGTTGACTGCTTGCTTTTAAAGTACGCTAAAAGCGTGAAAAGAGAGCGAATATGCGTGATATTAGTGAGTACTTGACAAATACTATGCAAAAAGACAAATGCTCGTCTATGAGTGCTTTTTTGACGCTACACGAAGAGGTGAATAATGTTCGTATATTACAACCCAAATCCACAGAACAAACTTGTGGGAGACTGTGTGATAAGAGCAATATGCAAACTGACAGATAGAGAGTGGGAAGATGTTTATTTAGATATTGCACTTCAAGGTTTCATGATGCACGATATGCCAACAGCAAATCATGTTTGGGGTACGTATTTAAAAGAAAATCATTTTGTTCAGACATTACTACCCAATACTTGTCCTGACTGTTATACAGTGAAAGATTTCTGTACAGATTTTCCGCAAGGTACATATCTGTTAGCAATAGGAAATCATGTTGTCGCAGTTCAAGACGGTAATTACTACGATTCATGGGACAGCGGTGATGAAATGCCTATCTTTTATTGGCAAAAGGAGGAAGTTAAATAATGCCAGCATATAACAATTACTTTCCGGTAGGGTATCAGTATTATCAGCCTCAGTTTCAACAGCCTATTCAACCTACTCAATCACCCAATGTGGGAAATACTGGACCTAATGGAATTATCTGGGTGCAGGGGGAGGCAGGCGCAAAGTCGTATCTTGTGGCTCCTAATACAACAGTGCAGTTATGGGATAGTGAATCACAGACTATCTATCTCAAATCAGCCGATGCAACAGGAATGCCATCTATTAAAACTTTAGATTACACAATTAGAGAACATCAAACGACACCGAGCGTTGTTACTCAGATAGAACATCCTGATATGAGTAATTATGTAACTTGGGATGCGTTAGAAGAAAAACTAAATTCACTAAAACCAAAAGTGATGAAGAAGGAGAAAGTAAATGAGTAATCCGTTATTCAATCAGTATGGAAATAATCAGTACAGTAATATGATTCAGCGTTTTAATCAGTTTAAACAAACATTTCACGGTGACCCTAAACAGCAAGTTCAGAATCTTCTGAACAGCGGTAAAGTGTCACAACAGCAATACAATCAAGCAGTTCAAATGGCTAATGCATTTCAGAAGATGCTAGGCAAATAGTTATATAAATTCCAAGTGCGCATAGGAGTTTGTATATAGAAGAAAGGAAATAAATTATGTCTTTAGAAGAAAGTGGAAACGGACTTGTTATGCCGGTAGCACCGATGTACGGTGGAGCAGGTTCCGGTTTCGGAAGTGGTTTCGGCGGTGACGGATGGTGGATTCTTCTGCTGTTCATTCTGCTCGGAAACGGCGCTTGGGGCAACGGCTTCGGCGGTGGATTTGGTGGCGGAGACCTTTATCCGTGGATGAATCAGTCAAATCAGATTAATGGTGGATTCCGTGACCAGATGATTAACTCTAACATCGATTCTATTCAGAATGGTGTAAACAGCATTCAGACACAGTTGTGTAACGGTTTTGCCGGTGTAAATCAGACTGTACAGAATGGTTTTGCACAGGCTGAAATTGCTGACAATGCACGTCAGATGGCTAACATGCAACAGGCCTTTGCAAATCAGACAGCAATGTCCCAGGGTTTCAACGCTCTCGGAACTCAGTTTGCGGATTGTTGCTGTGAGAACCGTCTTGCTAGTGCTGACCTCAAATACACAATCGCTACAGAAAACTGTGCTGACCGTGCGGCGATTTCTGACGGTATTCGTGACGTTATTGAAAACTGCAACCGCAACAATCAGCGTATTCTTGACCAACTCTGTGCTGACAAGATTGATGCTAAGAATGAGAAGATTGCAGACCTTGAACGTCAACTTACAATGGCTAATCTTGCGGCTTCGCAGACTGCTCAGACCGCACAGATTCGTGCAGGACAGGTTGCAGAGATTGACGCTATGTACAATCGTCTGAAGGATTGCCCTGTGCCGACAATGCCGGTATACGGTCAGACACCTATCTTTACTTGCCCGAACAATAACTGCGGATGCGGTTGTAGCGGTCAGTTCTGAGGTACATAATCATGGCAGAATATACTTATAATCCGATTCAATTAGTGGAACCTAATCAGAATGTTATTCTGAATAATAACATTCCGTGTAACAGAGGTTATGTTCTGCATCGTGAAGAATCCGGAATTGTTACTCTCCGTGGTATTGTCAATAATCCTCAGTGTTGTTTCGCACGTTATCAGGTTACATTCAACGGTAACATTGCAGTACCGGAAGATGGTACAGTAGGGCCGATTGCGGTAGCGTTGGCTATTGATGGTGAACCTATTCAGACTAGCCGTGCTATCGTAACACCGGCGGCTGTAGATGAATACTTCAATGTAACCTCTACAGCATTTGTAACAGTTCCTAGAGGTTGTTGCTTTAATGTAGCAGTAGAAAACGTGTCGTTTGGAGCAACTGCGGCAGACCCTGCGACAGCAATTAATGTGCAGAACGCAAACCTTACAGTTCAGCGAGTGGCGTAATAGAAGGGAGATATTATAATGTCGAAAAGAACTTATGAGGAACTTCGTGATATGTTACGCCATGAACTTGACGTACTCACGAAAAAGGGTGAGATTACAAAAGATAATCTCGACCATTTCAACAAACTGACTAACACTCTGTGGAAAGTCGAAGAATTGATGCAGTCTGAGGGTTCATCTAATTCAGATGGTCAAAGTATGAACTATTCCAGAATGATGAGATATCCCAGTTACAATTCTATGACACAAGGTAACAGTAATGAAACAGGCTATAGTCAAGGCTCATATGATACAGGAATGTCTAACAGAGATTCTTACAATGATGGATACTCACGGGACGGGAATTATGCCAGTCGAGGGTCATATGCAAGAACCGGACGAGACGGTGATGGTGATGGGCGATATAGCGAAAACGAAGGTAGTTATCGTAGGGGACGTGATTCGTACAGAGGATACAACCGTGATGGGTACAGCAGACACACTGCGAAAGAACGCATGATTGAAAAACTTGAAGGTATGGCTGATAAAGCAACGTCTGAAAAAGACCGCATGGCCATCATGGATTGTATTGAAGAGTTAGAAAAGTAATGGACATTAAATTGATTGAACGAACAATAAATGAGTTGGAAAATTCAGAAACAAATTTTGCGAATTGTGCGGATTTGGCTTATCTGTACATCGTCAGAAGTTTTTATCAACCTAATGAAACGGATGACGTTGAGCGTGAATTGTCAGATATAACTCCAAGTTATAAGATATATCGAAACATAAAACGAAATTATCAGTTGGGCGTGACTAACGAAGATGAAGTTTTATTGGCAATGAGTCAAGTGTGCAGAGAGATATATGAATTTATAATGACTATATATAGTAGTACAAACACTGCTGAGGAACGTAAATTATTAAGTAGGGCAATCAATAAAGCATGTCAGGAAATGCGCTGAATAAGCGCATTTTTTATTGTTTGCACAACTCAAAAATATGTTGTATAATGTTTACGTAAAAGAAAGCGAGGGTCACACATGGCGATTACAGTAAATATTAAAAAAGCGGTTAAGTGCAACGGAGATTATTCATTATTTCTTTCATTCCCATATGATTATAGTATTGTCGAAACTATTAAAGAATTTCCGACAAGATTTTGGAATAAAGAGACAAAAGAATGGGAACTGCCGTTCAATAAACTCGGCGAACTTACTGAAAAATTAAGCAGATACGATTTTAATATTACAGGAACATATGTAAACACTACAAAGAAAACAGTTGCGTTACCTAAAGAATTCTCATTCAAGACTAAGCCGTTTCAGCATCAGATGGAAGGTATTGAATACGGATTACAGAATACACGTTGGTTACTTGGTGATGAACAGGGTCTCGGTAAGACAAAACAGGTTATTGATATCGCAGTTGCGAAAAAAATTATGTACGGTTACAAACATTGCTTAATTATCTGTGGTGTCAATGGTCTTAAATGGAACTGGATGAATGAGGTTGAAACACACTCTAATGAGACTGCTAGAATCTTAGGTCAGCGTAGTAAGAACAAGAAAATTACAGTTGGCGGTAACAGCGCAAAACTCGATGACTTAAAGCACATTGATGAAATAGATGATTACTTTATTATTACGAATGTTGAATCCTTACGTAATGAAGCCATTACTAATGAAATTGTCAAACTTTGTAAAGATAAGGTTATTAATATGATTGCGGCAGATGAAGTACACAAGATGAAGAATCCCAGCAGTCAGCAGGGCAAAGCATTCTTGAAATTACAGGCTGAAACAATGATTGCGATGACAGGTACTCCGTTAATGAATACACCGATGGATTTGTTCATCATTCTTAAGTGGCTTGGTTATGAAAAGCATGCGTTCTACGCATTCAAACAGCATTACTGTCTGTATGGTGGATTTGGTGGCTATCAGATTGTCGGCTATAAAAATCTCGATGAACTGCAGGAACAGTTAGATGATATTATGCTTAGACGGTTAAAGAAAGACGTTCTTGATTTGCCTGACAAACTGTATGTTGATGAGTATGTTGAAATGACACCTAGACAGGAACAGATTTACAACGAAGTAACGGCTGAAATCAAGATGAATATTGACCAAATCAAATTCGCTAATAATCCACTTGCTGAACTTATCAGAATGCGTCAAGCAACGGGTTATACAGGAATTCTGTCTAGCACGATTCAGGAATCAGCAAAACTTGACCGTATGGAAGAACTTGTTGATGACGCTGTGCAGAACGGAAAGAAAGTTGTTATTTTCAGTAATTGGACACAGATGACAGATGCAATTTACGCAAGGTTACACAAGAATTATTCAACCGCAGTCATTACAGGTCAAACAAACGATGCTGATAGACAGGTTAATGTTAATAGATTTCAAAATGATGATGACTGTAAAGTAATTATCGGAACTATCGGTGCAATGGGTACAGGCCTTACATTAACAGCAGGAACAGTTGAAATCTTCATGGACGAACCTTGGAATCGTGCTAATAAAGAACAGGCTGAAGACAGATGTCATCGTGTCGGTACAAAAGAGAATGTCACCATCTATACACTTATGTGCAAAAACACGATTGATGAGAGGATTCACTCTATTGTAATGAAGAAAGGAGAGATGGCAGATGCGTTAGTAGACGGAAAGATTAATGTGGACAAGTCTGAACTGCTTAATTATCTATTAGGGTAATTAACTTTGTGTAACATATTTTCGTTTGTATGTTATACTGTATTTGTTAGAAGGGAGGTACTATGAGTACAGAAAAAGACTTGCTCACGGCATTAGAAGTATGTGTTTTGGTTCATTGTTCGTACAACACACTCAACGGCTGGTATCGTTGGAAAAACTTACATCCAGACAATGAGTACGCACAACTTCTTCCAGATTACATTCAGAGAGGTATTAAACAAGAGCGGTATTGGAAAAGAGAGGATGTTGAAAAGTTGATTAAATTTCGACAGTCATTACCGCAAGGACGAAGTGGAATCATGGGAGATGTAACACAGAAATGGCGAAGAGCAAAGAAAGAGAGGGAAAATAAGCCAGATGGCGAGGTTAAACGTAAACGAGGACGTCCGAGAAAATCAGACAGAAAATCTTGATGAATTGATTCCGGTATACGGAGAAAAGAATGACACAGCAAAGGAACTGAAGAAGACACTTTCAGAATTAGGGACAAAGATTAAATCGTTGATGAAGAACGGCACAGATAAATATGTAGCCGGAAATTATACAGCAAAATATGTTGTGAAGAAATCCGAAAGTTTTGATGAGGATGCATTTCTTATTAAACTTGGTACAGTAAATTGTCCATCATATCTTAGACGTGAAGCAGAAACACTTGGAATTATTAAGACAAAAGAATATATTGATATGGACGTTCTTGAAAGTGCGCTGTACCACAATAGAGTTAGTGATTCATTTAGAGAAGAATTGGAAGCATGCACTACTGTAAAGGAAATTCCTACATTAACAGTAACTAAACTGAAGGAGAAGAAATGAAAGTAACTACAACATCGATTAGGGCAACATCGAGAGCATCTGTGAAAGTTGGCGATAGTTTCTATACTGTTGAATACTGTGAAGAACGGTCAATCGAAGATTACGCTAATGATGATGACCTCATGAAAGCACGTAAAGACCTGTGGGATACTGTTAATTATGAGTGCGATAATCAGGTTGAAGATATTATCAGAACTTATAAAAAATAAGTAGTTGCACAAATAGCACAATCGTGTTATATTATTAAAGACAGCACTGCTATATTATATGATATGCTCTAGCCAGTTCACTCCTGTGTTATAGTGCTGTCACAAATGATGAGTGAGGTATTTGGGGAACTTCACAGGCCAACATAATATTTCACTCATGAGAGTGCATACAGAGAACCCCCAATTCGCTGTATGCACTCTATTTGTTTATTTAGAGAGGATAGGAAATGAAATCCGGAACGTTTATTGTAATTCAAGATTGGATGATAACCAAACTAAATTTGAAAGGTAATGACTTACTTGTATACGCAATCATTTATGGATTCAGTCAAGATGGCGAAAGTAGATTTACAGGAAGTTTACAGTATCTCGCAGATTGGTGTGGTGCTACAAAACAAGGGGTACAAAAGAATCTGAAAAATCTTATTGAACGTGGATTAATAACTAAATTTGAGAAAGAAATTAACGGAATTAAACACTGTGAATACAGTTGCATAGTATGCAACTCAGTTGTATACCCTATGCAACTCAGTTGCATCAATAATATAGAAGATAAAAAAGAGAGTAAAAAAGAAAGTAGTACTAAAGTACTACTACAGGATGACGCAAATTCATTCTTAGGCTCTATTAGTAAAACGACAGAAGAAAAACCAAAGAAGAAAAGTTTGTTTGAAAAGTGTTTAGATATTATTGATGAATATACAGAAGATGGTGAACTGAAAGATTTGTTAGTCACATATTTGAAGTACAGATTGGAGATTAAAGATAAACCGCTGTATGCAAATATGTGGAAAGGTATGATTAACAAACTTAGACAGTTAGATAACGGTGATTATGATTCAGCCTGTGCAATAGTTCAACAGAGTATTAATCGAGGTTATTTAGGGTTTTATCCTGTTAATGTGTATACGAACTATAATAAATCCAACAGTACTCTACACGACAAAGTAAACGAATCCGGTGCAGTAAATGTTCCTCATATTACAGAAGAGGATAAAGCAGAAATTGAGCGTATGATTGCTCTAGGAGAAATACATGAATACTAACTGTTGGTATGTAAATATGTGTGATGATGCTGGCTCAGACTGTGAAATGTGTCAGTTATTCTTAGAGATGAATTGGCAGATGCAGAATAGTGGACTGCCTGTTGCTAAGCAAAAACCAATTAAACTTAAACCTGAGACATGTGATATTGAAGCATTTAATAATTTATCCGAGATTAGACGTGATGTTGATGAGTTTATAGATAATGGAAATAATCTGTATTTGTGTAGTAAGTATACAGGTAACGGAAAAACAAGTTGGGCAATTAAAATGCTTCAGTCTTATTTCAATCTCAGATGTGAAGGTAATTACGAACATTTGCTCGGAATGTTTGTGTCTACACCTCAATTACTGTTAAAATTAAAAGACTTCAGCAATCCTGTTTCAGCAACATTTAAACAGAATCTAGCCAATGTCGATGTTGTTGTATGGGATGATATTGCTGTATCTGGTATGAGTACATACGATTATACCCAACTGTTTACATACATAGACGGAAGATTATTGTCTGAGAAATCTAATATATTTACCAGCAACTGTTCTACAAGAGAGGAATTAGAAAAGATTGTTGGTAATAAATTGGCGAGTAGAATTTGGGACACTTCATATGTAGTCACATTGTTCGGGAAGGATAGACGAGAATGATTCAACTACAGGTAATTAGCAAAATTCTACAAGACGGTAATAATTCAATCGTAGAAGATAATATGCTGACAAAGGACTTCTTTGTTGGTTATGAAGATGAATTTGAGTTTATTGAGGAACATTATGCGAAGTATGGTAATATTCCTGATACTGCTACGTTCTTATCGAAGTTTCCAAACGTTGAACTTGTTGAGGTAACTGAGACTAATAAATATTTGATTGATACCTTACGTGAAGAATATTTGTATTACAAGTCTGTTCCGGTTGTGCAAAAAATTGCAGAGTTATTGAAGCAAGATTCCAATACTGCCGTTGAGTACATGCTTCATGCACTAAAAGAACTTGAACCCAATTATGACTTAGGCGGTATAGATATCGTTTCACAAGCAGTGGACAGATATGATAGATTCATAGAGCGTAAGGAACATCAAGATGAATGGTTCTTCACAACAGGGTTTGAAGAATTAGATGACTTAATTCATGGCATACAAAGAGAGGAAGAATTATTCGTTATATTCGCAAGAACAAATCAAGGTAAATCTTGGGTACTTGAAAAGATGTGTACGCATGTGTGGCAATTAGGGTTCAATGTCGGTTATATCTCACCTGAGATGGGAGCAGACAGTATCGGCTATAGATTCGATACGCTGTATCAGAATTTCAGTAATAAAGGTCTGATGTGGGGTAAAGATGAAGTATCAGATGATGGCTATAAAGCATACATTGATGAACTAGCCAAAAAGAAAAATAAATTCATTGTCGCTACTCCTATTGATTTTGACCGTAAGATAACTGTTACGAAATTAAAGAATTGGGTGAAACAATATAAACTTGATTTGATTGCTGTCGATGGAATTACATATATCTCCGATGAGCGTGAGCGCAAAAATGAGAACAAGACCACAATGTTGACAAATATAAGTGAGGACTTAATGTCGCTGTCTATGGAAATGAAAGTGCCTGTTCTCGTTGTTGTACAAGCAAATCGAAGCGGAGTTGCAGAAGATGATTCTAGTGGTACACCCGAACTTGAAAGTATTCGTGATTCAGATGGTATAGCACATAACGCAAGTAAGGTTCTGTCTATAAGACAGACAAAAGATAGTGTGCTGAAGATGGAAGTAAAGAAACAGCGTTTCGGCTCAGTTGGCGGTAAAGTTAATTATCAGTGGAATATCAATAACGGAGAATTCAGATATTTAGCAGATTATTCTGATACTACAAAAGCACCGGAAGTAAGAGAGCGTAAAGAGCCAAGTAGAAAGATTACAAATCGTGAGGACGTGTTTTGATGGAAAGATATTATTATGCACTATTAGACGATACGGTTTATGTATTTGAGAAAAAGAAACAGCGGGATAGATTCTGTACAGAGAAATTAGCAAAACGGATATACGCATACGAGCGTCACAAGTATAGAACACACGTATTTCTATCTGAGACGCACAAAAACACGTCAAAATCGAATGAAACATATTCAGCAGATAGTTTATCTGTTAATTCTCAAAACGTTAAAAATAGATATGTTTCTGAGCGTCAAAAAATGTTCAAGGGTCAACGTTAATATATGGATAATGAATTAATTTTATTTGACCGTATTGAGATGATTAAAAATGTTGTTCGTCAATATGGTGGACAAAAGAATTTTTATTTAAGTTTTTCCGGTGGCAAAGACTCTATGGTTTTACATAAGTTGCTTGACTTAGCATTGCCTGGAAATTTTATTCCTAGAATTTTTTGTGACACCGGTATCGAATTTAATTCTGTTAGAAAATTTGTTAAGGATTTATCTTCTAATGATGGTAGAATATTTGTGATACAAGCAGAGACACCGATTAAGAAAATGTTAGAGACTGACGGTTATCCATTTAAAAGTAAGGAGCATTCACAAATTCTACATTATTATCAACAGCATGGATTAACTACGAATTGGGTAAAAAATTATTTAGAGATTGGTAATAAATCTAAATTCAAAGTTTGTCCAAATAAGTTGAAGTATCAATTTACTCCAGAATTTAAAATGAATATTTCTGATAAATGTTGTTCCAGATTAAAGACCGAACCGTTAGAAAAATTTCAAGCCGAAAGTAAACGAGACTATGCGATTGTTGGTGTACGAAGGTCTGAAGGTGGTAGAAGAACTAGGGCTAAGTGTTTATTGATTAAGGACAACAAACTCAGAAAGTTTCAACCTCTTGTAGTCATTGATTCAGATTGGGAAAACTGGTTTATTGCTAAATATGACATAAAACTTTGCGAATTGTATTATCCACCATATAATTTTCAACGAACTGGTTGTAAAGGTTGTCCGTTTAACCCAAACTTACAAGAGGAATTAGACGTGCTAGAGATGTTTTTTCCGTCTGAACGAAAACAGTGTGAGATTATTTGGAAACCTGTGTACGATGAGTACAGAAAATTAAACTATAGATTAAGACCGTTACAAGTTGGGAGAAAACTATTTTGATTATTGATGATGTTCAATTAAATGTGGATTTAAATCAAATACTAAATGATTTATTGGTTAGTTTGAAGTCTGTACATAGTGAATTATTTAGTAAGGGATTTAAAGAGTCCGGAGATAATATCATGATACAATGTCCGTATCATAGTAACGGACAAGAGAAAAGACCGTCTGCAGGTATTCATAAAGAGACTGGCGTGTTTCATTGTTTCGCATGCGGCGAGACACATAGTCTGCAAGAATTCATATCTCATTGTTTTGGGTATGATGACGGTGGGTTGTTTGGGTGGAAGTGGTTGCTGAAGAATTATGTAAGTATCAGCACAGAGGAGAGAAAAGACCTCAATTTACTCATGGAACGTCAAAATGATGTAATTAAACGGCATGATGAACAAATTGAATATGTTTCAGAAGAAGAATTAGATAGTTATAGATACATTCACCCATACATGTATAAGAGAGGATTAACAGATGAAATTATTGAGTTGTTTGATATTGGCTATGATAAGCGTAGACGATGTATTACTTTTCCTGTTCGAGATATTCAAGGTCGCTGTTTGTTTATTGCTAGGCGTAGTGTTGATTATAAATATTTCAATTACCCCAAAGGAGTAGATAAACCGTTGTATGGTTTATATGAAATGAGTTACGCATATAACTTTGATATTGGTAATTATCCTGATGAAGTAATTGTGTGCGAGTCCATGCTTGATGCACTATCATTTTGGACAATCGATAAGTGTGCTGTAGCATTAAATGGGACAGGCAGTACTTTACAATATCAGCAATTACGAGATTTGCCGTGTAGAAAACTTATTCTTTGTACAGATATGGATAAAGCGGGTTTGAAAGCACGAACTAATATACGAAAGAATGTAACAAATAAAATTATAACTGAGTATATTTTGCCTAACGGTAGAAAAGATGCTAACGAGTGTACAAAAGAGGAACTAAAGATGTTGAAAGATGTTATTGTATGACAATCTGAAACATGTTATACTATCTATGTCGTATAAGACACAGTGAGTGAGAAAGAGAGGGCATAGAGTATGAAGTATAAGAACAAAAAGACAGGTCAGATTGGAAAAGTAGTGCATTACAAAGGAATAACCACCACGTTACGATTCGATGACGGTAGCGAAGTTATTCTTACACCTGCAAATGTTAAGCACGATTGGAAAGAGATTGAAGATACAGATGTTGACCGTATCACATTCAGACAGTTGTGTGAAAACATGAAAGACCACAATCGCAGATTTGATGGTGAAAAGAGTACACTTAGCGGTATTATTGTTTATTCACAGGATAATTTTACAGTTCAGTATACCGAAGAACAGAGAAGTTATAGAGTGTGGAACAGCAATCGTATGTTTCAGTCTGGTAAGATATCGAATTCATTGTACGGTGATTGTATTGACGGTTCTGACCCAGGAGTTCGTTTAGACTCGTATGATTGGGATATTGATTACTGCTATATGGAGAATAACGTATGCGCATTAAGTTAAGGGAATTTCTGACGCTTGTTGCGTATGGTACAAATCTTGTTGTAATTGATACTGAATCAGATGTGGAGATTTATAAGTCAGATAGTTTCATTACACCATATTCAGTAGACAGACGATATAAGAAATTATTTGATGATGTGGAAGTCTATTGTGTTGGTGTTGTTGATGGTATTATGTATGTATGGACTTCAAGTAAAGAGAGGGGGTGAAGTATGAGCAAGTCAGTCACAGCGATTATTGTGGACGATGGGTTAGAAGAAGTAATTCCTCTTGATCCAGAAAATGACCCGGATTTTGAAGATACACTTGGAAATCTTCTTTGCGAAATTTTTGAAGCACCGGCAGTCAAGTACCACATTGAAGTCATGGATTACGAAACAAAAGACACATTCACAAACTAAGAAAAAGGAGAACAGTTAAATGGGAAGATTTAAAGCAGATGAAATTGAACACTATGGCGGACAGGGAAATTCAAGTTATTTTTCACTTAAAAACGACAAAGAGGTAGCACGGGTTAGATTCATGTATAACGACATGGATGACATTGACGGATACGCTGTGCATGAAGTTCAGATTGATGGCAGACGTAGATATGTAAACTGTCTCAGAGATTATAATGAGCCTGTTGATGCATGTCCGTTCTGTAAGAATCATATGGCACCTACAGCGAAACTGTTTGTACCGCTGTATAACGTAGATACTAAGAAAGTACAGGTATGGGAACGTGGTAAGAAGTTCTACTCTACGCTTGCCAGTGTGCTGTCACGTTCAGTGAGAAACGGTTCGATTGTATCTCAGGTATTTGAGATTGAGCGTAATGGTAAGCCGAAAGAAACAAGTACTACATACGGTATTTATCCTGTCGGTCAGCCTGACAACACAACACTTGAAGACTTACCGGATATGCCACGTATTCTCGGACAGTATGTAATGGACAAGTCTGCACAGGATATGGAAGATTATCTGCATAACGGCGAATTCTATGATAGTGGTAATTCAAACAGTTCATCTAATGAAATGCCTATTCGCAGACGTTCTGCTGAGCGTGATGATGAGTATGCTCAGCCTGTTCGTAGAACACCGTCACGTAGGGAAGATGTATATTAATGCCGTTATTCAAAGTCAGAGGTAATAAAGCGTCTGATTCTGAATTGGCTAAAAAATCTAAAGTGAAAGCAACGCAACCTGTTACTGTAAGAAGTAATGGGTTGCTTGCTTCACTATCACAGATAAAAATACAGGTCGATGCTTTATTAGGTAAATATGCAGATGATTACGAAATAATCACTACAGTGGAGAGATTATTAGAGTATGTCAGATTTGCAAATAATGTTGGATATATAGCAATCGATACAGAGACGACTGGTCTTGACCCGATGCAAGATAAGATTGTTGGATTGTGTCTGTACACAAATGGTGCAACAGGAGCATATATTCCAATCAATCATACTTCTTACATAACAGGTGAGCGTGTTGATAATCAGATGTCTGAAAAGGATGTTGCCTACTGTATGCAAGCATTAACGGCAAAGATTATTATGTTCAATGCCGCATTTGATACAAGAGTTATGCGAAATCAGTTGGGCATATATAAGACTTGTTATTGGGATTGTTATCTTGCAAGTAGACTGTTAAATGAGAATGAACCACACAAAGGATTAAAGGCTTTACATCAGAAGTATGTTCTTAGGGATGCAGAAGATGAATTTAGTTTCGATGCACTGTTCAAAGGCATAACTGCTGACAAGATCCCTATTTCTACATTCTATCTGTATGCGGCACACGATGCTGTTATTACATATGAGTATTGGGAATATCAGACTAAGTACGTGTATTATGACCCAACGTGTTCTTTGTCAGACAGAAACGGAATGAATGGAGTATCTTGGGTATTCTTCAATATCGAGATGCCTTGTGTTGAAGTTGTGTGTGATATGGAAGATAACGGCATTGAACTTGATATAGACTATGCGCATGAGTTATCAGTCACGTATACAGAGCGTTTAAACGCTAAATCTGAAGCGTTTTACGATAAGTTGAGTAAATATACGTCTCAAATTGAATCGTACAGAGAACGCACGAAAAACGCTAAATTAGATAATCCTATAAATATCGCAAGTCCGACACAGATAGCGATTCTGCTATACGATATCTTAGGTGTTGAGAGTGTTGATAAAAAGAACCCTAGAGGTACTGGTGAAGCAATTCTGAAGAAGATATCTGAAACATATGAAGATGACCGAGCAGAACTATGTAAGGCTATATTGGAGTATCGTGAAGTAGCCAAACTGTTATCGACATATATTGATAAATTGCCGAATTGTGTAAATCCTAATGATGGGCGCATTCACTGTAAGTTTAATCAGTACGGAGCAGATACAGGACGATTTAGTTCTAGTGACCCGAATCTTCAGAATATTCCGTCACACAATAAGGACATTCGTAAGATGTTTAAAGCAACTGATGGGTATGTTCTTATGTCATCTGACTTTAGTCAGCAGGAGCCTAAATGTCTCGCCGCATTATGTAGAAAACAAGGTGATTCTCAAATGTATGACACATTCATGCAAGGAAAAGACTTGTATTCTGAAATTGCTAGTAAGGCATTTAATTATCCTTATGAGGAATGTAGAGAGTTCAACGCTGACGGAACTACAAATAAAGCAGGTAAAGAGAGGCGGTCACAAGCAAAGTCAATTCTGTTAGGTGTACTTTACGGAAGAGGTGAAGCAAGTATTGGAGAGCAGTTACATTGTTCTACAGAAAAGGCACACGATATTAAACAGAGTGTATTTAGAGGATTTCCTGCTATTGAACAGTTTGAGCGTGATAGTTTAGAAATGGCAGAGGAACTAGGTTATGTTACTACAGTGTGCGGAAGAAAGAGAAGACTGCCCGATTTGCAGTTACCTGAGTATGAGTTTAAGTGGAAAGACGGAGCAAGACCGTCAGATGACTTACTTGACTTTGACACTGACGATGGAGCAGAAGTTGAGATTCCAACAGAATCAATTAAACGGTATCTGCGAATGTTGCGACAGTCACGGCCTTGGGATAAACGTAAAATTTTTGAACAAGCAAACAAAGAAGGAATCTGGATAATCGACAACGGATTAAAAATAGCAGATGCACAGAGACAGTGCGTAAATGCTAGAATTCAAGGTTCTGCGGCAGACTTAACAAAACTTGCGATGATTGAACTGAGCAGGAGTGAAGAACTTAAAAAGTTAGGGTTCAGATTATTAATTCCTGTTCATGATGAAGTCATCGCAGAGTGTCCTGAAGAAAATGTTAAGGAGTGTGCAAAGTTATTAGCAAAAACAATGTCACATGCCGCAGAGGAGATTCTTGAAATGCCTATTAAATGCGATGTCGAGATTACAAAAAACTGGTATGGTGATAGTTTATGCGTGTAGCGATTATAAATTCATTTGGATTTGAAAGCGGCGGTATGACTACTTTATGTATTCAGTATAGTAAGTTGGGGTTAGATGTTTATATAAAGGATGTTGTGCATGATTTAAAGTATAAAACTCTTATTGGTAATGTTCATACATATTCCAATGATTCTGAATTGGTTACAATATCTAGTAATTATGACCGTTTAATTTTTCTACCTCCAGCATATAAATCAGATTTTAAAACAGGTAAATATCTAAATGCATTTTTACCAATAGTCAAATTACGAACACAAAACCCAAACATTCAATTATGCTATTTGTATTGTTCTCGGGATAAAAAAGATTTTTTAGAGTATTTATTGCCAACATTACGTAATTTAGGGTTTGATTTTGATTATTATTATTCTATATCAACCGAAATTCAAGATTTATTACCTAATATACTTTGTTTTGACATTAATGCCTTTCAGTTTGATGATTTACAGGATATTTGCGAAGAACGTACTAATATTGTATTAACTGCTGGTAGAATTGAGGGGTTTAAGGGCATTATTAAATATTTAAATCACGTGCCCATAGATGACCCTAAATTTATGTATGTTCATGAAGGTGCCGGATTCGCATTTAATAAAACTGGTAGTGTCAGTGTGCCTATGCAGTTAATGCAAATGAAATTAAGTAATAGGTTTGTCTTTAAACGATATGAGGATGAACCTGAGGTAAATGTTATTAATATTTATCCAACCTATAAATTAACTGATATACAAAGTAGGTGGATTACTTATTTTGCTGGTGTTTGTTGTATTATGGGCACAGAAAATGAGTATGTCCAAAGTAAATCTTTATTTGATAATAGTTGGCGAGTTACTAATAATAAAGAACAAACTTTGGTTAGTAAACAAGCAAAACTTTGGGGTGTTCGTGGCTTAGAGTACGCTAATTTAGAGATGATAAATTTAGGGTTACCCGTGTTGTTTTCTAGAGGTTATGGGGAGTTGTTACAATTTGATGATTCCAGATTATTATATTCACGATTTAGCGAAATTCCTACTATATTGGAAAAATTAACTGATTTGTGGTATTATAAAACATGTAGAAATGCTCAACGGTTATTTTTTGTTAATAGGCAAAGTAATATAAATAAGCGGATTATTGAAGTTTTTACTGGAGAGGATTATGAAAACATTATTTAAAACTACTGCGGATAAACAAGAAGAGGATACTGTTTATACTAAAAAAATTAATATACCTCAGTATTTGCCGAGCGATAGTTGCCCAAATATTTCTGAATTGTCGAATATTGCTGTATACGGTAAGTTATTACAAAGTATAAACACTTCAAATGTTACAGAAGAGGAAAAGCGATTTTTAAGATTTGCCGCTACCCGACATATTGTGTTCAATTATGCCAAAATTGCAGATTATTATGCTCACGCAAACCCCGAGATGCAAAAACTTATGGAAGAATCCGCTCTTATTATTTTAGATGTAAATGATGCAATATCTTACGGCTATGCAAAATTTAGTAACAAGGTTTCAAAATTATTAGATGAGTCTGGAGATTGGGTTAATGAATAATATAAGTAATGATAAAATTTTAGCGCATTTGGATAGAGTGTTACATGACCATAAGCCAATTACTGCGGATGTGTTTCTGAATAATTTTTGCAATAATAATTGCCCATATTGTACATATAAACGTTGGGAACTTGATGCTGGCAGCAAATTTATGGAGTATTCTGATTTTGTTAAGTACGCTAATAGGATGCGAGAACTTGGGGTTCTCGGTATCATATTAACTGGTGGTGGTGAGCCTACAATAGCACCGTCGTTCGATTCAATAACTGCTTGGTTAGAGACTAATAATTTTCATTACGGCATTAATACGAATTTCAATGAATTAAAGTTAATTAAACCAGACTATTTAAAAGTTTCATTGGACGGGTATGATTCTGCAAGTTATTACAATAATCGTGGTGTTGATAAATATGAACAAGTGCGGGATAATATAAAAAAATATGCGGAGTGGAAACATGTTGAATCACCAACTACGAGTTTAGGCATTCAAATTTTGGCTAAGTCTGTTCATGATGTGGAATTATTTTATGAGAACAACAAAGATTTACCCGTAGACTACATTTCAATTAGACCTATGGAATCTACATTTGGTTCTTATTATAAAACGTTAGACGGTTCAGATGCAGATAAGAACCCTAATAATATAATTAGATGTATAAGTAATATTTCTAGTCTGGATAAGCGTGTAATTGTTAATTATAAGTGGCACTTATTAGACCACCAAGAAAATTGTTGCGTTGCTCAGTGGGCTCAATTAGCAGTAGATGAGTGCGGTAATGTTATGTATTGTTGTCATAAGCCTTATGAGATTATTGGTAATATTATGGACGATGATATTTTGGTAAAAAAAGAAACTGCTATTACTAATATGCGACAGTGTGATGTACCCTGTCGTATGACTGCACCAAATTTAGAAGTTGCCAGAATATTATCTGTGAAAACAAACGAGAATTTTATATGAGAGACGATTTTGTAATATTTATATTAACTCATGGTCGTGCAAATAATATGCACACGTATCAAGCATTACAGCGTGCGGGGTATACCGGTAAAATTATATTTTTGCTTGATAACGAGGACACCACTATAGCAGAATATCGAAATAAATTTGGCGAAGATAATATTTATATTTTTGATAAATTACAGGTATCTAAATGGGTCGATTCTATGGACTTAAGTTTAGATAGACGGGCAATTTTATATGCTAGGTGTGTGTCATATCAAGTTGCAAAAAATTTGGGTTATAAGTATTTTTTACAACTAGATGATGACTATAGTAATTTTCGATGCCGTGTTGTAGACGGTACACATTTGCGTACTGTGTATATTAGAGATTTTGATAAGTTGGTTGATATTACGTTAGAGTTTTTAGTAGAGTCCAACGCTGATACTGTAGCATTTTCTCAAATTGGTGATTTTATTGGTGGTGTTAATAGCAAGGTTTGTAAAAACAGATTAGTTAGAAAAGCCATGAATTCATTTTTTTGCAGAACAGACAGACCAATTTTATGGTCTGGGCGCATGAATGAGGATGTTACAGCATATGTTACTTTAGGCTCTAGGGGTAGATTATTTTTTACAGTTGCTGATGTGTCTGTGGATCATTTGGCAACACAATCATTATCTGGTGGTATGTCTGAATCTTATTCAGATTCCGGTACTTATGTAAAAACTTTTTATACAATAATGGCAGCCCCGTCTTGTGTAAAATTATACACAGTTGGGCAATCACACCCAAGATTTCATCATATTATTGATTGGGAACACGCTGTACCTAAAATTATAAGCAGTCGTTATAAGAAAGAGAGGGAAAATTAATGAAATTAACGATTAACACAGCAAAACTTCAGGAAATGGTATCAAAAGCAGTAAGGGGTGCGAGTAATAATAAATTACTTCCCATTACTGGAATGCTTGGAATTAATCTGAAAAACGGAGAACTTATTCTTTCTACCACAGACGCTACAAATTATCTTATGATTGCGGAGCACGGTATTGATGGTGATGACTTTGCAGTAACAGTGTATGCAGATATGTTTGCTAAACTGATTGCAAGACTTACTTGTGATACAGTGTCGATGGAACTGAAAGATAAGTATCTTGAAGTTACAGGTAACGGAACGTATAAGATTGAACTTCCGTTTGATGAGAACGGTGAAATTGTAAAATTCCCTAATCCAACGCTTAATAAACCGTTTACAACAATTATTGGTAGACTTTCTGTATCAGTCATTAATACGATTCTGAATTCAGTAAAGCCAGCACTTGCTGTGACGCTTGATAATCCTCAGTATACAAACTATTGGGTGGGTGATTGTGTTCTTGCCACAGATAGTTATAAGATTGCGTCTTATGCTAAGGAAGTATTTGAAAACCCTGCTCTGATTAGTGCGCAGATGATGGAACTTCTTACATCCACTGCTACTGATGACTTTATGGTTGCATTGAATGCAGATGATAATAGTGAGATTATGTTCACAACAAAGGATTGTATTGTGTACGGTAAACTTCCGTCTGGATTATCTGAGTATGCAATTAATGAAATTAAAGACCTTGTTAGTAAAGAGTTTACAAGTACCTGTGAAGTTAATAAGGCAACACTTATGCAGTTGCTTGACCGTCTATCACTATTTGTAAGACCGTTTGATGACGGAAATATCAATCTGACATTTACTCCAGACGGACTTGTTGTTACGTCTGTAGCGAATAGTGGTTCAGAGTTGATTCCGTATCTTAGTTCTGATAACTTTAAGGAATTTGCATGTGTTATTGATATCAACCTGTTACAGACACAGGTTAAGTCGAATATCAGTGATGCTGTTAAGATTCACTTCGGTGAGCCTGAATGTATTAAGATTACAGACGGAACTATTACAAAAATCATTGCACTTAATGGTTAAGAGAAAAGAGCAGAAATGCTCTTTTCTTTATACTAAACGTGTGATATAATGTTTAAAACAGAAAGTGAGAGTGCGATGGGACGAAGTAGCCTAAAGAATGTCATGCGTTTATTAACCGCTGATGATAAACCTGTAGAGCAGTTATTTCTGAGAGATTTAAAGCGGAGTATTGAATTAACCGCTGATAAGAGCGGAAGAAAACCTAGTCAGACATATAAGCCCAGTTCGATGAATTGTATTAGGAATATGTATTATCAAGTAACGGGTATTGACCAAGATGAAGGTGAATCTTCATACATCAGTGTAGGTATCTGTAATGCTGGTTCTGATATTCATGAGCGTATTCAGACAGCCGTTACTGATATGAAGAATAATGGTATTGACTGTGAGTATATCGATGTTGCGGAATACGTTAAATCCCGTGGTCTTGATTATCTTGATATTGTTGCAAAGCAAGGAATGGAAACTAAGTTATATCATAAGGAACTTAATATGAGTTTCTTGACTGATGGCATTATTCGATATAAAGGTAAATATTACATTCTTGAATTAAAGACTGAAACAGGGCGAAAATTTTATCAGCGTACAGGTGTTGATGAAAAACATTATAATCAAGGAACTGCTTATTCGTTAGCGTTTGGACTTGATGAAGTAATCTTTGTTTATATCAGTAGAGATATATTGGACATGAAGTCTTATATGTTTACTGTTACAGACGATATGAGGCAGAGTTTGAAAGATAAGATAAAGGAGTGTGATGAATACGTAAGAGAAAAGATAACTCCGCCAAAGCCGGACACACACGGCGGTAAATTGTGTGACTATTGCGCTTATCAGAAAACATGTGAAAGAGAGGGTTAAACGATGGAGATTAAGACACTGGAACACTATGTAATTACACTGCTGGATAGCAAAGACGATGAGATTAAGGAACTTGAAACTGAGAATGCTGAACTTCTCCTTAGTATGAGAGAATATAAGCAGAAGTATGAAACACTGGTATCTATTCTCAGTAAGAACGGTGAATTTCATCGCAGTGAAACGCATACTTGGTATGACTTCACTGTATGGAATGATGATGCAGACTACGGTCTGATTGAATCAATTTTTAAGGATATTGTAAAGCACGATGACGAAGATAAACAGGGGGAAACAGTTTGAGAATGTAATAAGGGACTCGTTTCTCAAAATACCTAATGTGTCTGTAGATAGACTGCATGACCAAATGACAGGATTTAAGGTGACTAGCGCCAATGTGTGTGACTTTATTGTATATAAGAAACCGTATGAATATTATATTGAATGTAAGTCAGTACACGGCGCTAGTCTGCCGTTTTCTAACATTACAGACAATCAATGGAACGGATTACTTGAAAAATCTAAGATTGATGGTGTGTTCGCAGGAGTTATTTGTTGGTTTATTGATAAAGATGTTACTTTATTTATTCCTATTCAAACATTGCGACATTATAAATTAAATTACGGTGCAAAAAGTGTGAGATTTGATTGTGGTGGATGTATAGAGATAAAAGGTAAAAAGAAACGAGTACTGTTTGATTATGATATGCAGACATTTTTTGACGAAATGGAGAAATAAAAATGGATACTATTGATTTTGATGGACTGCCTGTTACATATACTACTACCACAGGTACTAATTTGTTTGAGTATCATGCGCAACTTGATATTCCGCAGAGTGAATTTGATGAGTTGTGGCAAAAATTATGCGCACCAAAATATTGTGTCGCATATAACGATTCCTATGTATCAATATTAGAGGATAAGAGTAAAGAAAAACGTATGACGATTAAACGAGTAATTATTAATGAGCCTGCAACTATTATTTTGTGGGAAGACGGTAGTAAAACAGTTGTCAAGTGTGCGTCAGATGAGCCGTTTGACCCAGAAAAAGGAATTGCAATGGCATATATTAAACATGTGATGTTTAATGATAAAACAACCAAGTGTAATAAGTGGTTTGATAAACAACTTGAACAGTTAAATGAGGAATAAGAGGGTATTATTATGTTAGCCATTATCAGTATTCTTGCGGTAATCAGTGGACTCTTAGTTGGAATAATTATTTCCAATATTCAGAATCTTGATAAGATGACCAAACTTGTTAAGCGTATTGAGGTATTAGAAAAACTTAATATCGTGACGGATGATACTGCTCATTCTGCAAGTGATGCCGTTGCGTCTATTTATCAACTTGAAACTGCTCATTGGAATTGGACACGTAAGTGGGTAAACCACATTTTAACTTCAGTTGATTTAGAGTCAGAGACCTGGCAAGAACAAGAGCCGATTATTGATGAACATGCTGAAGTCACACCGTTTACTATTAAGGAGAATAATAAATGATTTACGACAATCTTGATATGGATAAACTCCACAAGATTCAGTTTAGGGTTGAGAATAATTCCAAAATTCTTGATGATGTTGTTTCTGATATTATTCGACCATATTGCAGAGATTTAGACAATTATGTGGCATTTGTTAGAGACTGTCTCAAAGATGGTGACAAACCTGCGAGTAATCAGGAACTTGAAGATTTCTGTATGAATCTGTCCACATATATCTATTATGCAAGCGGTGTTGTTGAAACTTTAGGTATCAGAGATGATATCAGTAAAGCATTGTGGAAAGAGATTTATCATTCTACAAGAAATGAAACAACCGGTGGCACTGTCGCTGATAAGGATAGTAAGGCTGAGTTGGCAAGTCAGCAGGAACAGTTGACAAACATCTGTTATAACAGAGCCTACAGAATTATGAAGGCTAAGGTCGATAGCGCACAGGAATTATTACAGTCGGCTAAAAAAGTTTTATCTCATCGTATGCAGGAAATGGAACTTACAAAATTAACGGATAGATAATATGACAGATTACGAGATTAGAAAACGGGCATATAAACTTGTATATAATGATTTAAAGAATTGTAGATTATTTTTCGGTAATCATAATTCAAATGGCGAAAATATGCAGTATGTAATGCAAGGTATTAGTGTTGTTATGGATAAGATTGCACGTATGGCTGGATATGAGGATGAATTTCAGTTGTTGTGGAACGCTAATATGTTTGAAAGTGAAATGAAAGGTAACGGTGAATAGTATGATAATTAATATTCCGATTCAGATTCACGAGGAAGAAATGACCAAATTAATTAAACAAGATTACGAAGAAAAGGTCATTGATGAAATTGTTAAATACATTACAAAAACGATTGAAGAACAGGGTCGTGGATATGGTTATGGTTATAATACTCGGTTTGACGCTGGTATGTTGAATATTATCACACGACAAATGGATAAATTTCTTGACGAACATAAGGAAGAAATTATAGATAAAGCAGGAAATATTCTTGCGGAAAAATTGAGACGAACAAAACGAGTTAAAGATGTTGTAGATGGTGTGCTTAATGAATCCATGTAAACAGTGTGTAAAGAAACGTAATTGTAGGAAATGTAAAGTGCGAAAAGACTGGATTCGACATGTAATGAAGCAAAAACGGAAAGAGAAAAAATATGAGACGGCTAGTTGATGCAGATGTGCTGTATGAGCAGATTGCTAAAAAAGAAGAATTAGCACAGCAAAGAGTATTAGACACACCGTCAATGATGCCGAACGGAGATTTAAATCCTTCAGCAATTCGATACCATACTCAGTCGGATGAGCGAACACAAATGAAATTTATGATTGCCGATGCACCAACCATAGACGCAATACCGATTTCATTCATCGAAGAACAGGTGAAGCTGTGCAATGAGATTGGATTTAGAAGAGGTGAAGAGTGCTACATGGCATTGATTGAAAAGTGGAGAGAGCAAAATGGTACAGAGACTAATTGATGCGAATGCGCTGAAATATGAACCGATTCCGAAGGGCGAAAGAAATTACCGCACATACAATTTAGATGACGCATACGAAGACGGATATAATGATGCGTTTGTAGATGTTATGAATGCACCAACCATTGAAGCAGAACCCGTGCGGCATGGGAAGTGGGTATTTAACCCTAGTGATGCATTAGAAGCGATGTTCGCAAAACCAAAGTGTTCAGAGTGCGGATTTGAAAGTGCTGACGGTGGGAACTACTGCCCGAATTGCGGGTGCAGGATGGATACGAAATGAAATGTGAAAAATGTGGAAGAGAACTTGAGTTTTTAGAAGTTGACATGGATGACTTCAATGGCGGTGATGTTTGGGTAAAAGGAAAGTTTTCGCGTCTTGGTCCTTATGTAATACTAAAAAATGTTTTGCCAAGTTGGGTGGGGAATGAACTTTCCGAAAAAGAGCAGATAAAAACCATCCGTTGCCCTCATTGTCACGAATTTCCGTTTAGAAAGCGACAGATTGATGTCGCTCGTACTATCGATTTGATTATGTATGCGAGGCTTGATGAGAAATGAATAAATACATCTGCAAAGAAGTGCCAACCGAAAACGGCGGATACCTTGAAATCGAAAAGGAACTGATACTGTGCGAGGATTGTGAGGATTGCACGGAAACCGGATTCTATAACGGTATACGATGGAATTACTGTCAGCGGTTTAGGCGTGTTATGAAAGAAGATGATTTCTGTTCAAGAGCAAAGCCGAAGGAGAATAAAGATGAGTGAATATAATCAAGAAGTGAAAGCAGATGCGGGTAAACCACAATTAACACTTGTACCAAGAAAGATTATCTGGTTTATTGCACAAGTAAGAATGTATGGTACTGCAAAGTATCACGACAAAGATAATTGGAAACGTGTTGAAACAGAAAGATATCGAGATGCGGCATACAGACATTTTTTAGCATATCTTGATGACCCGAAGGGCGTTGATAAAGAAAGTGGATTACCGCATTTGTGGCATTTAGCATGTAATATAGCATTTTTATGTGAGAGGTTTTTTGAAGATGATAACAGTAAATAATATTTCAGTTTGGGGATTTGAGCATGCAGTACGTGGAATGAGAAACCCAATGAATAGTTGGGATAAATCAGACAGTACGTGGATTTATGATATCCCTAATGCTAAATTTCATTTAGGTAAAAATGATTTAGACCTTATGCGAAGACTGTATCAAGCAGGTACGGAACATAGAAAATATTTACGTCAGATTTTTGTTAGTATGGATATCACGGCACCGCTGTATTGGTGGAAGGAATTCGATACCTATAAGATAGGTACAGTTGCTAATTCTTGTTCCACAATGCACAAAATACAGGCGAAAGAATTCACTCTGGATGATTTCAGTGTGGAGCATATTGGTGACGTGCCGAATTGCGACCCCGTATATTGGGATGTGATTGACTATGTTATTCAAACGTTAAACGAAGCGCGGCACTGTTATCTTGATACAAAAGATAAAAAATATTGGTGGCAGATGATTCAGTTACTTCCCAGTTCATATAATCAGAAACGGACAGTTACAATGAACTACGAGAATGTTATGTCTATGATTAAACAGCGTGCAGGGCATAGGTTAGATGAGTGGAATGAATTCGTAGAGATTCTGTTATCGTTACCGCATATTGGAGAGATTAGAGATGGGCAGTAAATTAGATGAACTTATTAAGGAAGTAAACAGAAAAGCAAAAGAAGAAATCATTACAGTAGGATTAAATGAATATTCGTACAAACGAATTCCGTTTACGTCACCTAGAATGAACTATTGTACGTTCGGTGGTTTACCTGTCGGTAAGTTGATTGAATTCTACGGAGAAGAGCATGGCGGTAAAACAACCACTGCTCTTGATATCGTAGCGAATTATCAGCATATGGAAGATGCAAGAGATGTTCTGTATGTGGACGCTGAAAATACACTTGATGTAGAATGGGCAAAAAAGATTGGGGTTGATATTGATAAGATGATTATTATGCAACCTAAATCTCAGTCAGCAGAACAAATATTCCAAATTATCTGTGATGCGATTGAAACAGATGAAGTTGGTCTTTGGGTTCTTGATAGTATTGGTGTTCTGCTTTCTCAGCAAGAGTGGGATAAGACGCTTGAAGATAAGACATATGGCGGTATTTCAAAACCCCTCACACAGTTTAGTAAGCGTGTTGAATCTTTAATGGCAAGACATCGTTGTACAGGTATTGGTATCAATCAGATGCGTGAAGTAATCGGCAGTCAGTTCCCTATGCAGACAACACCTGGCGGTAAAGCGTGGAAACATTGTTGTGCAGTGCGTATGCAATTTAGCAGAGGTAAGTTTATTGATGAAAAAGGAAATGAACTTACGAGAGGTGCTGAAAATCCTGCAGGTAATATCGTGTTGATGAACATGACCAAAAATAAGTCTTGTCCACCTACTCGTAGAGTTGGTATGTATACACTGAATTATGAGTATGGAATTGATTATCTGAAAGACCTTGTAGACGTTGCTATCAAATACGGAATTATCGATAAACGAGGTGCTTGGTTCAGTATTATTGATATTGAAAGTGGCGAAGTGTTTGTAGATAAGATTCAAGGTCAGGCTAATGTGTATGCATTACTTGATGAGGACGAAAATCTTACTCGACAGATAGAAAAACTTGTGGATAATCAGATGTATAAGAATCAGTCATAATTGACTGATTTTTTATGTTGCACAAAATAAGCAACGTGTTGTATAATGTTCATGTCAGATAATGACAGAAAGTGAGGACCTGAGAGTGAACAAATTTACTAGGGTGAAAATGGTTAGGGCAATGGAATTTATCGCAAGACAGATAAACGATGAGGACATTTTTGATTCTTGGTTAATGTTTGGTGTTGCTGATGGTGATGACCTTAATGACGATGAGTATATTTCCTACTGTTATTGTGATGATAAGACGTTTGCAGAACTGATGGATTGTTTTCTCAGATTGATGGCACGGGCTTATCGTTCCGGCGGTTTGTACTGTGATGATGTAGTAAGTGATAGGGAGAAATAATATGCTGACGATGCTGAGTAATTGGAAAGGTTCAGTTGAGATAAACGGTGTCAATTATGACACTATCGCTGACGCATTAAAAAACGCTGATACAAGCGCATTAAAGAATATTGATATCAGACTTCACGCAACGTCAAAACGTGCTGAGAATGCGTCTAAAACGAGCGTTGAGAGCGTTTCAGACGTACAGCAGTACAAAGTCACTGTAAAACAGTATATGACAAAGAAAGGTTCACGAGATTTTGACTTCATGATTAAGTGGAATAACGATAATCCGATGCCGTTTAGAACAATGATTGGTACTGTTGAAAAAGAAACTCGTGGAATGGTTTATATGAATCTTCACGCTGATATTTGGGCGAATACAATTCCGGTGTGTATGAAATGCGGAAGACCATTGACGAATAAAATCAGTCAGTACTTCGGAATTGGGCCTGAATGTGGGGGTCATAATTATGTGAACCCATTTAACAGCGAGGAAGAACTTAATATAGCCGTTGCGAATTATAGAAAGGAGTTGCAGAAAGTTACATGGAGTGGGTGGATTATTAAGTCAGCGATTCTTGAAAAGGAGACGATATGACAACTGAGGAGTATTACGAAATTCTGAAACGAAATTGGGAATTAGTTGACCAGAACAACATCAATGACATTAAAGCCTATAACGAGTTTAAGAGAAAATTAAGGGAGGAAATCGATTATGGCAAAGACAACAAATAAGTATTGGATTTATCTTGAAGAACTTCGCAGAAGTGGTGAGACAAACATGTTTGGCGCAGTGCCTTATCTGACAGCAGAGTTTGAAGATGAGGGCATGACAAGAAAACAGGCATCTGCAATTCTCGCAGATTGGATGAAGAACTATAACCCGGATGATTATGAGTAAGATAAGGTATATTGATAATATGTTAAATCAGAATATGGTCACAGAAGAACAGCGTGAAAAGCATTACACAGTAAAGCAGGCATCTGAGCGTATTGGAATTGATTATTCGACACTGAATAAAGCCTGTCATTCTGGCAAAATCAGATGCAGTACAGTGCCTAATCCTAGCGGAAATGGAAATAAGTTTCTGATTCCGGAATCTGCGTTGATGGAGTATGACGCAAATCGAGAAAGACGAGGCACCAAATCTCAGTCTGCTGATTCAATGACAGTTGAAGATTTGGCTAATGAGATTCTGCGTAGAGTTAAGAATGCCTATGATGAAGGTTACAGGCAGGGTCGTAAAGATGCCAAGACTGAGTTTATGTCTGCGTTTAAGGGTATTAAATGAATAAACCCACAAGATTCTACAGCAATCGACAGGAGAAGAAAGTAGCCACTGCTGTTAAGGGTAGGAAGACTGCTAACAGCGGTGCTACTCCCTTCTCTAAGGGCGATGTTGTTACGGAGTTATTTTTACTAGAGTGTAAGACCAAAACTTCACCATCTAACTCCATGACTGTTAAGAAAGAGTGGATTGATAAGAATGCTGAGGAAGCGTTTGCAATGAATCGTCCGTACTCAGCAGTTGTATTAGATTTTGGCGATGGTACGAATTATTACTTAATTGATGAGAAACTGTTTAAGCGGTTAAATGAATATTTGAGAGGAGATAATTATGAACGCTAACACACAGATTAATGCTATTTTGGAACATCTTAAAGAAAACGGCGAAATCACTTCTATGGAAGCATTTAAGCAGTATGGTTGCACAAGACTTGCGGCACGTATCTATGAACTGAGACAGCGTGGTTATAATATTGATACGTTTGAAGAAGTTGGAAAAACTCGTTACGGAACATCGTGCAAGTATGCACGGTATTATCTGGGCAGAAAGCAGAGGAATCACTAATGCCGAAGAATCTGTATAGAATTGAGGTTGTTCGTCTGTATTCCGTTGTCGCTGAAGATGAAGAACAGGCAAGAGAAGTATATGACAATGACGGCGGTGATTTAGAAGATGAATACGTTATGGATGTATATTTTCTAACAGAGTGCGAGGAGTAGTAATGTCAGTTTCATTAGCAATTAAATACAGACCATCAACGTGGGAAGATGTTACAGAGCAGTCAGCCATTAAAACGATACTCACTCAGCAGTTGAATACAAAAACATTCAAGCATGCGTATCTGTTCTGCGGCCCCGCTGGGTGCGGTAAAACAACGTGTGCTAGAATTTTCGCAAATGATATTAATAAAGGTCTAGGAAATCCTATTGAACTTGATGCCGCAAGTAATAACGGTGTTGATGATGTTCGTAATATTATTCAGCAGTCTAAGACACAGAGTTTGGATAGTGAGTTTAAAATCTTTATCATCGATGAGTGCCACGCATTGTCTAACAGTGCGTGGCAAGCAATGTTAAAAATCATTGAAGAACCGCCCGCAAAGTCAATCTTTATATTCTGCACCACAGACCCGCAGAAGATTCCAAAGACAATTCTTAGTCGAGTACAGCGATATGATTTTCAGAGAATCAGTCAACAGGGTATTGTTGAACGCCTGTTATTTATTTGTTCTGAGGAATTAGATATAAGTTGTACCGATGCGAAATTAGATGCGGTTCAATACATAGCGAAGATTGCAGATGGCGGTATGCGAGATGCTATTACGTTGCTTGATAAATGCTTGTCTTATGACGCTGATTTGACGCTAGAAAACGCTGTTAGAGCGTTGTCAACAGTGCGATATGATGAGATGTTCGTCTTAACGTTTTCAGTGCTTGAAAAGCGTTCAAATGAAGCGATAGAACTAATCGAAAATATCTATAATCGTGGAACTGATTTAAAGCAGTTTGTGAAGATGTATTCTCAGTTTGTCCTAAACATTAACAAGTATCTGCTTGGGTGTAATGAAAAGTATATTGATATTCCATTTACAGAAGATAATGTGCAAAAACTTCAGCAGATTAATGAGGACGATTATCTGACAGTGCTACACCTGCTTAACATGCTGGTTAAGTTAGATGCAAATATCAAATATTCAGCCACAGTTAAGGCTGATGTTGAGGCGATGCTCTTGTTAGAGATTGCAGGAGAGACAGAATGATTGGTCAGAGATTATTGAAGATTAAACTGCAGGAGCAGATAGACGCTAATAAACTTCCGCATTTCATCCTGTTAGCAGGTGCTGTTGGTAGCGGTAAGAAAACATTACTTGCCGATATGTTCAAGGACGCTATTTATTTAGAGAATAATAAGGTTGATTCTGTCAGAAAGATGATAGAACTTGTATATAAGGTTAATTCAAAAGTATTTATCATGCCAGATGCTGATGATATGTCAATTAGTAGTAAGAATGCCTTATTAAAAGTTATTGAGGAATGTCCTAATAATAATTACTTTATTATGACAGTGACAGACCCAGCCAATTTATCTAACACAATACGAAGTCGGGCGCAGTTGTATCGTATGACTGTGTATACACCTGAAGAAATTAAGCAGTATATCGATACGAAGATTGAGCCTAATACAGAGGAAAGTCGTGTACGATTTATCGAGCGTATAGCCGAAACTCCTGGTGATGTGAATGTGTTACTGACATATGATGTGGCAGAGTTTGAAGCGTTTGTTACGGCTGTACTTGATAGTATTGAGAAAGCAAGCGGAGCGAATGCGTTCAAGATTGCCAGTAGACTTTCTACTAAAGACGGAGATGGTAAGTGGGATATTGCTCTGTTCTTAAGAGTATTCAGCCGGTTGTGTTTAGACCTCTCTTGTCAGCATCTTGATGATAGGGAATTACTGATTAAGTATAGTCGTGGCGGTATTATCGCAAGTAAATACATTCAGCAGTTGAGATTATCTGGAATCAATCGACAGTTTCTTATAGACAGTTGGATTTTGGAGATTAGACGAGCATGGATGTAGCAGAATTAAAAAGTCAGATTCAAAACGGTAAGTTAGACCAGTTTTATATCTTCACAGGAGAAGAGTGGTATCTTCAACGTCTGTATATTCAACAGATTGCGAAGCGGTTTAATGGCAGATTGAACAGTGTAGATGATGCCAAGACGTTATTCACGCAGTTGAGTAGACGTTCCATTGTGTCGCAAAATTCTGTGTACGTGTTGCGAGATGATGCTGAGATAATTAAGAGACCTGAACTTATTGACACATTGAAGTCTGTCATTGCTGAGAATGTCGTCATATTAGTGCTTTCTAGCGTTGATAAGCGCACGAAAATCTATAAGACGTATAAAGATTCATTCATAGAGTTTTGTACGCTAGAACACGCTGTATTGAAGCGACATGTGCAGAAAGAAATTGCGCTGTCAGACAGAAATGCGGATAAACTAATTGAAATCTGTGAAGGAAATTACGGCAGAATACTGTTAGAGATTGACAAGATAAAACAACTCATGAGTTGGAATACGATGTCCAATATATCTGCTGATGATTGTTTCAAAGTGTTGCTGGAAGAAAAACTTATATATCAACCACCTTATGACGCTATCTTCAACTTTGTAGATGAGGTGTTATTGCATCATGTGAATTCTGCATACTCGGCTCTTGATAATTGTAAACGTATAGGAGAATCTGCTCTTGCTATATTGACGGTTCTATATAATAACGCTAAGCAGGTGTTACAAGTACAGTCATATCACGGTAATGATTTAGTAAAAGCAACAGGTCTAACATCGTTTCAAATTAAATGCGCAAGGCAAAGATGTAATGTTTATAGCATTGGAGACTTAGTTTATATGTTACAATTAATTCAGCAAATTGAGGTTGATATAAAGTTAGGCAATATCGCTGAATCTGCCGCAGTTGATTATTTGTTAGTGAATGTGTTGTGAGGAGTAAAATTATGAAATGTCCTTGTAAAGATTGTGAACGTAGAAGTGTTGGCTGTCACGGAAAATGTGACGATTATAAAGAATGGAAAAATAAGCATGATGCGGTCAGACAAAAAGAACGTCAGGAACGACAAAATCAATTCGGAAATTATCGGATGGGAAATCGAATCCGCTACTAAGGAATATAAGTATTGTTTACGGTGCGGTAAAAAATTAAAAAATCCACTTGCAAGAAAAATTGGATACGGCCCTGTTTGTGAGAAAAAAGTGGCTGTAATGACAAAGAGGAGATTATTTTAATGGATAATATGAGTTTGGCAACGGAGATACTCCACGAATTAAAAGCCAGTGCTAAAAGATGGTTTATTGCCTTTTGTATTATGGTTGGTTTGGAGATTTGTACTATAGTTGGATTCCTTTGGTATATCAGCCTGCCAGTGGAAGAATATACTATAGAACAAGAGTCCACCGACCGTAGTGTGAATAACATAGGAGGATATATCGATGGCATCCAAGCAGAGGGTGACTTACCGCAGACGGGCTACAAGAACTAGGTCTAGTGGACGTAGGAGACGTAGCAGATAACAATTTGGACAGTACAATATACTGTCCATTTTTATTTCGCTGATTCAGCAGTATGCTATATTAAACCACGCTGTGAGATGCTGTTTAAGCGTGTTATATGACGTTTTAGTGTGTTCGTGTATAGTGATACGTCTTTCACGTTTCAAGCGTTTAAACGTGCTTAGAATGCGTATAAACGATATCGATATAAGACGTTTTAAACGTGCTGTAACGCATGAAACGCTTTTCTGATATCTTATTCAAGTTAAGTTAAAAACACGCTGTAATGCGCTTATTTCAAGCGTAAAAAGCACAAAAAAAAGAGACAGCATGCACAAGATTATATCCTGCGCATGCTGTCTCCTTGTTAATGTGCTAATAGTAACTCCGTAAATATGATAGTTAATTGGATTTTATTTCTATTACGTTCTCTTGCGGATATCGGATTATAAATTGGGTGATAAATATCTCTTACTATCCAATATCTTGCTTTTGCCTCTTCATACAATTCTGCGATTCTTTTATGGTAACGTTCACTTGTTACCGAATATAAATATTCAGCCTCATCTTTAGTCATCCCCTCTGACCATTTAATTGCATTAATAACTGTTTCCTTATTCATTTACTTTACCCCCCTCTATTTCTTCCTCATAACAACTACCTTCAAATGCATACCATCTATTGAATATCGCCTGAGTCCAACCAGGCTCATCATTTTTATGACAGCGTAAGAATTCTACCCGATAATCACTCTGCCAGCAATTCACATAGTGTTCATAAATTGCCGCAACCCCATGTTTTGTGAATACCACAAAGTTATCGAGCAGTACACCGTCAACAAAATCTCCTGTATATTCAATATCATTCTGATGTGACCATTTATTGAAATCTGTAGGACTAAGATAAAATTCCTTAATGATTGCTCCCATATTCTTTTACTCCTTTCAGCAGTTCGCGGTACATAAGTGAAGTCAGAAGATGTTCCGCCTTCTCCATAGAATATTTATTACGTTCCTCTTCAGTTTCTCCAAGAATCTCGCCGACAATATCAATGGCATTATCGTATGTTCTGAGGTAGAAATCTCCGATATTTGTATCGGGACATTCCATGCAGTATTCTTCAAAATACTCCAGCATGTTATATGTAGGTCTACGACCTGTACACCAGTCATTGAATCTTTCCATAATGCGATGTGCCATTACAGGAAATTCTGTATCGTACCCATCATCCCAATCATCTGGGTAACACTGTCTGATATATTCACGAATGCCAAGTTTTGCTTCCTTACTGTTTGTTCTAACTGCCATAAATTTTCTTCCTTTCTTAGTATGCGTATACAATGTAATTGTAGGTATTCTCGTAAAATTCCCGCTGAATTAAGAATGTGTTGCCTACTTTAGATTTGTACTGGAAATATTCGTTTCCAGAATTGAAGTACAGCCATGAACCGCCACCAAACATAACGGCATTGGTCTGCTGATGTACAACTTCACGGTGCCGACCATCAACGATTGCTTCTGCTGAAATTTTTTCCAGCCAGTTGATAATCTTTTCATCATCAGCACGGAAAACAGAATCACAGAATACTGTTGGGTGTTTCCAAAGTGAGTCTTTAAATGCCTTAAGTGTAATTTTTTCCATATTTATTTTCTCCTTTATCGTATTGTTCTCCAAATTAAATCTAAATCCTTATTTACGATGCGGTGCCGTAATTTGATTACATAGTGATATGCAGATTCCATCCAATGTTTCATCTCAGCATATTCCTCAGATGATGCTGGAACAGTGTTGTTCCAATAATAATCAAGGTCTGCTTCACCGTGACCCGAAATTCTATCAAGATAAACAATACAGCCAAGATTTGCTGGACAATCGAGAATGAATGCGATAATATTTCCATTTTTCGTATCTTTTCTAAAGATAACAGGTGTCGGGGTTTCGAGGTCAGTCATTGTAAAACTCCTTTCTAGCGTTGTCTTCCCACGCTGTGATAACGGCATCCACATAGTCAGCGTATGTTCTTACTGCTTTCCAAGTATCGTAAGCCTGATTGTAATTTACACCAAACATCCATCTGTATGCTGTGATAAACTTTTCTCTTCGGACATTTTTCATTTTGAGTTCTCCTTCTTTCTTTCTGCCAATTCGGCTTTAACGAGATAAATCAGTGTTGCTCTGTCCATACCAAGACGAACAAGTGTTCCTTCAATCTGACGCATTTCACGCTTGTCCTGTTTCAGATAAGCGTCCACATAATCATGAATGTAATCAGCCAGCATATTTATTCTCCTTTCTTTTCAGGAATTTCCCAAATATAACTGTTACGGTATGTTTCATAGCGGAACATCTTTTTGCCAGTTTCTGCATCTGTGTATGTCCAGCCTGCTGTGAATGCCCACCCATTATGAGATACGATACGAAATCTTTCTCCATTGTCGTGCGCACACCATGCTTTGCAGTTTGCCAATGCTCTGTGCTTTTCAGTACTGCATCCAGATTTGTATACCTCATGCAATTCTGTGGTTGCTACGTTGAGATACCTGCGATACTCGTATTCCAAATTTTTATATCTTACCATATGCTTTCTCCTTTCTGCTTTTCGCTTGCATATTGAATGATTATATAAACATTATACAACACATTGATTATTGATACAATAGAAACGTTTATTCCCAGTAAACTATGATTAGGATAAATTACATCTCTTGGCTTGCTATAATGTGCATTTCGCTGGCAAGATTTATCCATTCATCAACATTTGCTTTACGAACTTCCCATGCGATTAATGGTTTGCCGGAAATTGGGTCTTTCCAGTAATCTGCGTCCTCATTTAGAAGTTTTTGTGCTGTGTGGATATTTGATGCTTCAATTGGCACTTTCCATGAATCGGATATCTCGCCGTGTTCATCTCTCATGCCCTCAATTCCAATGAACATGTGATTTGGATTAACTGAGTGTTCCATAATTATTCTCCTCTATAGATAATCAAAGCGGGGTTGTCCTGCAGTTCTTCATCAGTGGGCGGTGTCATTCTGTAGGACTGTTGAAGAACTGCCATAAATAATATAATTAGAAGAAGGGCTGTCATTAAGACTGCCAGAAGTGCGGTCTTAATGACATTCCAAACAGTGTAGATGATATTCATCATTTAATGAACCCTTCCTGAATACGAACAACTTCTCCAATGAGGTCATCGTTGCATTTTGGGCCACCCCATACCCATTGCATTGCGAACCCGTCTTTCGATCCGCCTTTGTTGAGATGATACGATTCCAGAATATCGAATCTCTCCTTGGATACTTCAATCTTGGTGCAGTCATACACTGCGTCCTCATTCTTTTCAGGGTTGAGGACATCTCTGCATGCATCGTAGAAATCCAGAATGTGTTCAGGTTCAAGCCGTACGCTGATATACTTATCCATTATCCAATCTCCCATCTAATAAATTTTTCCAGTGTTTCTTTCATAGCCCGGTAGGCATGAATTTGCCCAACTGTATATGCGTAGGATCTTTCCCTACTTATGTCAGTGGATTCTTCCACTTTTTCCAAGAATGCAATTTCAGCATTAATGTTTTCGACCAGTTGGTTAAGTTCTTCCTTGTTGGCATATTTCAGTGTTGCCATTAGTCACACTTCCTTTCATAAAATGCTGGATACTTTCCAAGTTCGTTATACTGGCAGTTATACCAGATGTAGTGATTAAGGAATGTCTCCCAACGTTCTTTGGAGCGTCCCTGTGATTCATCGTCCAGTACAATGTCTGTTCCGATGCCCCAAACATTGTCTGGGTCTACCTTACACGGAACTACCCGAATCGGGTCATCTCCACGCAGATACGCTTGTCGGGCTTTCGCCTTCGAAATTCTTCGCCAATTGGCTGTTTCAACTTTGACCATTTCGGTCTCCTTTCTATGCGGCTCATCCGCATCTGACAGCCCACGATATATCATAGGCTGTGGGTTACGTATGAACAGTGTAGATGTTATCCTCTTTCAACCAACCCAGGGGTGAATATTAGACTGTCAATATCCACACAATCAAATCTGGAATCAATGTTCTCACGTCTAGTGGCAAATGCTGATATGGTATCAGCATCAACTCTTGCAAACGGACATAATCCATTTATCTGTAGAAACAGATTTGCTTCCGTTTCTCCGCGATAGACTGCGATTATGTTCCAACAATCTGCGTCCAGAATTACAATTTCTTCCATTAGTCCAACACCCTCATCACATCTTTAATGATGGCGAGTCCACTATTGGCAGTTACGTTAACCTGCTTTTTATAGAACTCCTGATGTTCCATGGTAATAATGACATACTCATAAATGAGATATCCATTTACCTCTTTTTTAACGTACTCGAGGTGAATATCCGGGTACGCTCTGGTACTTCTGAGCAGAGTTTCCAGATTGCCGACAACGGTGACTTTGCTTTCTTCCATGTTTATTTTCTCCTTTCGATTTATGGAATGATGCTCAATGGCATCTGACTGCCCATGAGATATCATAGGCAGTGGGCTGTCATTGAACTACCGAACAGTGTAGATTATTGGTTATTCCACATTTCATCGACTGCATCGAGGTCTTCTTCCGTCAGGTCGTTATAGTCGATGTTTTGGATATCAGACACGGGTACTCCCCAATACTGTGCTAGGCATTCTTCCCAAGTAAGGTGAGACTTCTTTTCCACTTTTCTAATCCCCCCTCTCCATATCTTTCACGGATTTTATTCTCAAACTGCGCTCTGAATTTAGGTGATTCCAACATTCTTTCGTGGTCATAATCATATTTGACCTCAATCGCACGTCCGTCTCTCATGCGCACATACCACGCATGGTCAGCGATGAGAATATGGCGAAATCTCTCATAGTGGAATTTATCATCATCGAAAGTATCTTCCACAATGGACTCACTATCATAAATAATGAATCCACTTCTGATGAGGTCATCGGCAAAGACTGTCAGCCTATCAGCATACTCCTCGTACATCTTAGGCCTCCTTTCTCAGATTGTGGATGATTGTCGGAGAGAGGTAGAAGTCAGCATCTTCCAGCTCCTCTTCACAGAATCTTTCCCAGTATCTGTCTACTGGACGTTTCCGAGATTCCTTGACTTCCTTGTTGGTCTTGCCATACTTATTTGTTTTGGACATATTTTCTCCTTTCCGGCTATTTGCCATTTGTCCATGATGCTCGATAGCATCTGATATTCCATGAGCGTATTCATGGAATATGGGCTGTCATCGAACAGTGTAGATGATGGTTACTTCTCGCTGGAGTAGATTTTAATTTCCAGATTATCAAACGCCTGAATCAATGCGGCTGTAATCTGTTTTACATAGGCATTGCGGCTCTTGTCCAGTGAGATGCTCACCAATTTGCATTCTGGTGTATTCAGGATATTATCTCCAGCATTCTGTTTGGTAAGACCAAGACAATTCTTCATGTGTTCTCGGTCGTTAAAAAACATCCACAGACTGCGCATATCCTTTTCACCATCTTTCCATTTAGCGATGAATACCAGATACGCATTACCCTGATACAAGTCAAGAGTGACCAATTCAGTCTCATCCTTTCCGCTGAGTGGGTTCCAGACTGTTCTTTCAAAGACAGCCTCACCACATTTGGCGTCCCATTTTACTGTGATTGCCATGTTATATTTTCCTCCTTTTGGCTATTGATGTTTGGTAACATCTGATAGACCACAATCGAACAGTGTAGATTATGGTCTATGGGTTATTACCAAACCTCAGTCAACCCAGACTTTCACGGTGCCCTTTTTGAGGGACCAATGATTTACATCGTCCCATTTGTGAACACAGTACTTCTTGGTAGACCGGTCATATTCATCCCGTATCCAAATAGGCCCGTCAGGTTTAAGCCTGAACAAGTCTCCCAGTTTTACTTCTTTCAGCATTGTTTCCATTATCGTGGAAGTACCTCTACAGTGAATCCCACAGGTCCGAAAGCCTCTGGCAAGGACAGTGTTTTAACATAGTCTGCCAATTCCTCGGGAGTAAATTCAGTCTCAAAACTGCGGATACTGCCTTCTGATGATGGCAACCCGTACCCTGCTGGGAAGGTGATTCTTACTCTCATTTCCATATTCATCTCCTTTTCCATGCACTCGTATGCATGTAAATGCCCACCTGGATCAGGTAGGCATTAGCCTGGATACGAGTTATCCTCAACTGTGTAGATGATTACTTCTTATTGGACTGTCCCTTTTTCGGAGCCGGTTTCTTGGATTCTGGCTTCTTTGCCTCGGGTTTCTTGGACTTCGGGGCGTCTTTCTTTTCTGCCTTTTCCTCTGTCTTTTCTGCCTTTTTACTGACGGTTGCTTCCACTGCCGCTTTGATAAGCGGGATAACCTCCTTGAAGGAGTCCTCAGTGATTCCACGGAGTTCATACTTCATGCCCCAATTTGCATGGTACACGAACCGAGACCGAAGATCCTTAAACTTATCGTCCGGAATCCGGTTGAAGTACCGCTCGGAGAAGTACACCGTGTAGGTGTTGGCCTTAGCCTGGTGGCAGGTCCCGATGATATTCTGCTTACCGAGTTTCACATGGGCGCAATTTGCACTGGGCTTTGTTCCCACGGAGAGTCCCAGATTCGGGAGAGCCTTGATAGCAAGATCCGCAAGGACCGTGTCTCTGCTGTGGTCATAGACCGCCTTCGGTGTAGCCTGAGCCTGATTCATCTTCTTTTCCATTTGTTTTTCCTCCTTTGCTCTTTTTCGAGCCTATGCGGGGTTGGATTCCCTGCCCTATATCCCTGATATCCTCAGATACATAGGGCAGGGGAGGTTATGCACCTCCTACTTCCCGGAGTATAACATAGGAAAGTACACTAGCATGGTTCTTGCGTATCACGGCAATCAGGCTACAAGGTTCTAACAGTCGGGTGTTTCACGTGAAACAACCCCGTGTATATCGCTTGCACGATATCGCTAACAGTTCAAGCGCATGTTAGTGCTTTATTCAGTTTTCAATGAACACTTGCAAGTGATAGTGTTTTGTGTTCCCCTATCTCTTACACTTACAATTATACGGGAATATAACGTGTTGTAAAGTGTTTTACGTAAACTCGATAAAAAGTCAGTACTTTTTTATGTTGACACGTGTTTTTCATAGTAAAAACGTATTGAAATACAGTTTTTTTGTTCTAACTTTGTTAAATTATACGCTTATTTTCACAACTTGCGCTGGATCGTCGATTTCCTGAAAATTTTCATGATTTTCTGTAAAATGTTTCATAAAAAATGTAAATTTTTTCAAAAATCCGGTCTGGGGGAATGGGACGTGTAATTGCACAAAAAGCACGTAAAATCAGCACTCGGTTTTAGCGTGTTTTTAAGCGTTTCCAGCCGGTGGAAATAATATGATGATATCTGTATCATGATACATGCGGCCCGCTCGGAAAGCGTGCGGGAAATGCGCTAAAATGAGAGGAATTATAATATAAGCATTGTCTGAAAATGCACATAGAATCCGTACATGCAAGCATATATAATGATTCTATAATATAGAATAACATATGATATACAGTATATGCACATGCAAGCATATAACCCCATGCATGCATACCGATATATACATAATACATGCATTACACGTATTACAGATATTATGTATGGGTACAAAAAACATGTATGCATGCTCAGGAGCACCTTTCCCGTAAATATCCTTTTCGTATTTCAATACGTATTATCGTATTACAGGAAAGCATGCATGCATATATAAATAGCACATGCATGCAAACCTAACGTGAGTACATGCTAGCATACACATGCATGCAAACCCATAGACGGACATGCATGCATACACCCAAAATGACATGCATGCATATAAAGGCTTGGAATGGAATTTTTTCCTCTGGTACCCCTTTCTCTCTCGTTTTTTGACGTGGGTGGGGTTTTATATATAAAGTCGCAGTTTTTAAAATATTGATTTTTTATACTATAAAGTCGCTTGATTTCTGAAAAACTTATCCTCAAAATCTCAATTTTTAAAATTTTTGCTGTTTTTATAATAAAGTCGGCATGTTTTTATACGAATATATGAGCGAATATTCATACGTTGTGAACAAAAAATCAGTAGTTTTAGTACTGAAGTGTTATTTTTCACTATAGAAAAACACTTATTTTGCTGAAAAAGTACTGATTTTTTATTCTGATTTTGAAATTTCCCTATTTTTATATATAATGCAAGTGAAAAAAGGAACTGGTTCTTTATGTCTAGGAATGATATTACACTTATTAGGAAATTACAGACTGCTATAAACTCTAAAGGGGAGAAGATTTTAGTCAACCGCTCCCAATTCTATAGTGAAAAACAGCATAGACCGGTTAATATGTTTACGATTAAGAAAGCATATTGGGATGAAGATAAAGAACATTCTGTTAATGTAGAATTATTCAGTTCCGTTTCACAACTTCAGATTGTATTATTTCTTAGAGACTATTGGTATAAGATGAATAACATTCCAGTACCTCATGATAATCCTATCTGGGAAGAGGCAAAACAAAGATATGCTGAAAAACATGGGTTGGAGGTTGAATAATGGGCAGAAAAAGAAAAATCGCTACATTGGAAAATCGTAAGGGTGGTCGAGGACGTAAGATTACAGTAGATGACCCACTTACAGAAAGAGAAATGGCGTTTGTCGATACATATATGATAGAATTTAACGCTACTGAAGCGGCCAGAGCGGCTGGATACAATGGCGCAGATAATGTTCTTAGGGGTATGGCATCAAGACTGCTGTCTCGTCCTAACATTATTATGGAAATTCAGCGTAGAAACAAGTCAATGCGTAAAAAAGGCATCGCAGATTCTGAGGAAGTAATGAATTATCTGACACAGGTCATGCGAGGTGAAATTAAAGACCAATTTGGTCTTGATGCTCCGCTTGCTGAAAGAACTAAAGCGGCACAGGAATTGGCAAAACGTACTATTGATATTGAGAATCGTGCCGCGGGCAAGGCAGACAACGTTCTTGAAATCAAGTTTGATTGGTCTAGAGACTAATGCAAGACTTTAGTAAATTCCTAGAAATTTGTGGCTGGGTCGCTATTATTGTCTCAGCCGTAAAGGGAGTTCAATTTCTGTTTTCCATTACGCCCACAGGAAAACTGAAAGTTCAAGTAGAGAAGAATACAAAACATTTAGAGCAGGATTTTGAAAGATTTAAAGTTTTAGAAAATGATATTTCATCCATTAAACTGAAAATCGAACAATCTGACCGTGAACGAGCAGAAGATTCCAAGAAACTTAACGCTTCACTGAACATGATAGGCACATCTGTTGCGTCTATTTTAAATCATATGATAGATGGCAACGGTGTTGAAGAAATGAAGGAAGAGAGAGATAGGTTGGTGACACACTTCATCAATAAAAACTAATGTTAGCGACACAGGTACATGATTCAAAAATTAATATCTCAATAAAAGATTGCATTATACCAATGTATGATGATGTACTAGATGATGTTTTACATCATGGACATACCCATTACGTCTTTGCAGGTGGTCGTGGTAGTACAAAATCATCGTTTGTAGGCGGTGTGGCAATCATTTTATTGATTATGCTCAACCCTAAAGTACATGCTATCTGTTTTAGAAAAGTTGGTAATACGATTCAGAACAGTATTTACTCACAGGTAGTATGGGGAATTTATCAATTAGGGGTTGGGGAATTGTTTTATATACCTAAAACATATGCTAACCCTATCGTATATAGACCTACAGGACAACGTATTTACTTTATGGGTCTTGATGACCCGATGAAAGTAAAGTCTATCAAACCACCGTTTGGATATTTAGGCATTACTTGGTTTGAAGAATTAGACCAATTTGGCGGTGAGGCAGAAATTCGTACTGTTACACAGTCAACAATGCGTGGTGGCGATAAGTTTTGGGATTTCAGAACCTTCAACCCGCCCATTAGTAAGAATAATTGGGCAAATGAGTATGCTGAAAACTGTGAAATCCGAGAAACACTCAGAAAAAATACCCTAGTAGTCAGAAATAGTTATCTTGATGTACCACAAGATTGGCTAGGTCCTCAGTTTATTGAGGAAGCCGATATGCTTAAATCTGTCAATGAACGTGCGTACATTCATGAATATATGGGTGTGCCAACAGGTACAGGCGGTGATGTATTTCAGAATGTTGAAGACTTGGATATGAATCAACCCGTTGAAGTTGTCAGATACGATAAAAACGGTGCTCCGTACACTGAGACAATTCCTATGTGGATGACATTTGAAAATATCTATAATGGAATTGACTGGGGGTTTGCTATGGACCCGTTCAGATTTGTGCGCTGTAACTTCGATGCTGAGCGTTTAGATTTATATATATTCGATGAGTTTACAACGTATCAAACACGTAATGAAGACGCTTTTAAGATGCTCTATGAAGAAGAAAAGAAAGTCAGTACAGATGAACTTGTCATTGCTGATTCCGCTGAACCTAAGTCTATCGCAGACTTTAAAGCGTATGGGGCATTTATCAGAGGAGCAAACAAAGGTCCTGACTCTGTACGTTATGGCATTAAATGGTTGCAGGGTCTAAGACATATTTATATAGACAAGAGAAGATGTCCTGATACGTACAAGGAATTTATTAATTACGAGTACGAACAAGATAGAGCAGGTGAATTTATCAGTGCGTACCCCGATGAAAATAACCACAGTATTGATGCGACACGTTATGCGTTACAGAAATATGCTAACAGAAAGGGTAACTAATTATGACTAAGTACATGATTCACGCAGTCCCTAAAAGAATGTGGTATGTAGAGAATTATCTTATACCATCTATGTTAGAGCAGGGCATTAACAGAGAGGATATTCGTATTCATAACGATATTCTGAAAGAGAATAATCTCACCGCATGTATGCATGCTTTTCAAGAAGTAGATACTTCAGAAACCGGTACATGGCATCTTCAAGATGATGTAATTATCAGTCATGACTTTAAAGAACAGACTGATAAGTATAATCATGGCATTGTTTGTGGTTTTAAGAGTATGTATGACGGTGAAAATGAAGCAGGAGATGTTCCTGCAACTAAAATGTGGTTTTCATTCTTATGCATAAGAATACCTAATCTTGTAGCAAAAGGATGTGCTAAATGGGTTCTGAATTACATCATAGGTAATCCTATTTATAAAGAGTGGTGGGAAAACGGTAAAAATGATGACATGCTGTTCAGAAAATACGTATGGGAAAATTATCCTAATGAACGTGCATTCAATATAGCACCTAATATCGTAGACCATATAGACTATCTTATAGGAGGAACTGTCAATAGTAGTAAGAGAGTTGTACAGATTCGTTCAAAGCATTGGACAGATGAGTATTTAGTAGATAGATTAGCAAAACAACTGGAAAAAGATAATCATGATATTTGACTATAACGACAAAAATACTACTAGATTCTTGGAACAGAACATATGTAATTTAGCGTATGCTCACTTTGAAGGTGTGGGAGAATATGATATCCCTAAATTACTGCCGACACATATTGATGATTTAGAGAATATCGCATTACAGGGATTTAACTTTGCGCTACGAGAAAAGTTTCCCGAACATAAGGGTGTACATTTTTTCTTACATGATTATCAGTTTGAGCGTGTATGGAATCGTCCCGACAGATATACAGAAATGTTATCTAAGTTTGCATATGTGTTAAGTCCAGATTTTAGTCCGTATGCAAATTCCCCTAAAGCGATTCAGATTTATAACATTTATAGAAAAAATTGGTGTGCTAGATATTGGCAAGATTGTGGAATTAAAGTTATTCCAACAATTACTTGGGGAAATGATGAAGATATAAATTGGTACTTAGACGGAGTCCCAAAACATAGTACAATAGCAGTGTCAACAATGGGTGAAGGTCGATGGGGTAATTGGCAATCACTTAAAAAACA